ACGAACTCTACGCTTATCAAGTGCGAGACAATATGTTATCACGAGAGGGTGCACCTACGGGTTCAAATTTAAATAACGCGCTTATTACGCCCAATATGGGGGCTATAGTACGCCTATCACAACAGTATGCTTCGGAAGCAGGTGCGGGTGGTAATATAACTTATTATAGTGGGGCATTAGCTTTAACTTCAAGTAAACAAGAATATGATTTAGGAGCATGGGCTACTGATAATAACATCACTGGTGGAATTGAAATTAAATCTGTATTCTATCAAAACTTACCCGCTGTAAGTCAAATGTATGCTCCATTTGGAGGATTCGCAGGACTAGGAGGAGTACCAGCAGCTGGTTTATATGGTGGAATGTATGGTGGTGGATATGGAGGTGGGTATTTAATGATGCCAGTAGCATATGACGCCGCTGTAGTACAAGGTATAGAATTAAGTAATACAATTCGTTTATCTGCGTATACATTTAATATTGTAAATAATAAATTAAAAGTATTCCCAGTACCATCAGATCAAGATGTTAGAGAAGGATTTTTATGGTTTGAATATATTAAAAATGAAGAAAGATTAACAAACGGATTAATAACACCAGGTGGTATAACAAATCCTTCTAATGCTCCATATGGCAACCCAGTTTATAGTCAAATTAATTCTGTTGGTAGACAATGGATATATGAGTATTGTTTAGCATTATGTAAGGAAATGTTAGGATATGTTAGAGGTAAATACTCTACTGTTCCAATCCCTGAGCAAAGTTTAACTTTAAATCAATCTGATTTGTTAACAGCTGCCACAGCGGAAAAAACAGCATTAGTAGAAAGATTAAGAGGATATTTTGATGAAACTTCTAAAAAAGCGTTATTAGAAAGACGTTCACAAGAAAGTGATTTTAGAAGACAAGAAATTAATAATGTACCAATGACTATATTTATAGGATAATGGCAATATTCGGATCTGCAAGGGACATATCAATGTTTAGAAAAATCAACCGTGAGTTGTTAGGAGACGTTATTACCCAACAATTAGCTTTTTACAAATATGTTTTAGATAAAACTAAAATAAACATGTATGGAGAAGCATCAGGTGGTAAATTCTTTGAAGGTCCTATCTTGTTAAATGCTTTAATCACTGTAGGTGATAATACAAGTCCTACAAGTGAATTTGGTGTTGATTTTGACTGGAGTATTAAAGTAGCATTTTTAAGAGATGATCTAGTAGACTCAGATGTACATCCTGAAGTAGGTGATGTGATATTATACCAAGAATCATATTTTGAAATTGATAACACAAATATCAAACAATTCTTTGCAGGCAAGGACCCTGATTACCCATATGGCCCTAACCCACTAAACCCAGGCTTAGAAAACTTTGGTTATAACGTAAGTGTAGTTTGTGAAACCCACTATGTACCAGCGGATCGTATTAATATTATTAAACAAAGATTATAATGGCTAAGCAAAGAAAAGTAATACCTAAAACACAAAGAGAAATAAGTGTTTCATTACAAGAACCACTTACGCCTGGTGGTCCTGGGTTTGCTCCTACTGGTAATCCTAATGATGCTAATAATATTAATCGAGCTACACAACAATCATTTAAAGATGATACTACAAAACCATTTTCAATAGGTTTAGAAGACTTAGACTGGGCTGTAATGTATTATTTTCAAAATGTAATTAGACCATCTGTAGTACAAAATGGAGAAAGATTAGAAGTACCTGTAATATATGGTTCACCTGAAAAATGGGCTTCATTCCAAAAATTTGGGTATATAAGAGATTTACAAAGTAGAATAATGGCCCCACTTTTAATGTTTAAAAGAAATAACATTGAAAGAAATAGAAATTTAGCCAATAAATTAGATGCTAACCAGCCTCATAATATTACTGTTACTAATAAAAAATACAGCCAACAGAATGCTTATAGCAAATTTAATATTTTAAATGGCATTAAACCTGAGCAGACATTGTATGCTACTGTAGTACCTGACTATTTAACAGTTACTTATGATTGTGCTGTATTTACTTATTACAACGAACAACTAAATAAAATTATTGAAGCTGTAGAATATGCTGCTGATGCTTATTGGGGTGATCCTGAGCGTTTTAAATTTAAAACAAATATTGACTCATTTACTTCTACAGTTGAATTATCTGATACTAAAGAAAGAGCAGTTAGGAGTACTTTTACTCTAAAAATGCATGGATACATCATACCTGATACAATACAGAAAGATACAACCTTTGTAAGCAAATTTTCAGATAGAAACATGATTAACTTTACAACGGAAACAGTAACAAATATTAATAATTTACCAACTTCTTCGTAATATTTATAATAAACAATAACAAAAAATAATTTTATGGAAACAAAAGTTTTAACTCAAGAAGAAATTCAATCTTTAAAAAAAATTCAACAAAACCAAACCGATTTAATTCAAACCTTAGGAACAGTAGAGTATCGTCTCCAACTCCTAGAATTAGATAAGCAGACTCTTAAAACACAACTTCAAAAACAAATTGAAGAAGAAACAGTAATAGCTAAGCAACTTCAAGAAAAATATGGTGATGGGAATATTGATTTAGAAAAAGGAGAATTTATCCCGGTTTCATGATTTTGACAACCTTTAAGATATTTATAATTAAAACAAACATAACGTAAACCATGGCAGAAATCTTATTATCCCCAGGCGTTTTAGCTACAGAAACAGATACTTCATTTGTTACTGCAGGTCCTGTAACCGCAGGAGCAGCTATTATAGGCCCAACTGTGAAAGGACCTGTAGAAATACCTACACTAGTCACTTCATATGCTCAATATCTCCAAATATTTGGTGATGTATTTACAAGTGGTAGTGCTACCAATCAACAACAATACGCTTATTTTACTTCTACAGCTGCGTCTAACTATTTTGCTAATGGAGGTACTTCATTGTTAGTAGCTCGTGTAGTAACAGGATCTTATACTTCAGCTACAAGTAGTGCTATTGTAAGCCAAAGTGGAACACCTATTGCTAACTCAGTATTTGTATTAGAAACATTTACTCAAGGAACTATAGCTAATAGCTCAGGATCAGAAGATGCAAACGGATCATTAATAAGTGGATCAGCAGATAATTTGAGATGGCAAATTGCTAACTCAAACACAGCATCTGGAACATTTGATTTATATATCCGATATGGTAATGACACAACTGCTAACCCTTCATTTGCAGTTCCAGCACAAACATTTGCTAATTTATCTTTAGACCCATACAGTGATAGATTTATTACTAAAGTAGTTGGAGACCAAAAGTTTACTTTAATAACAACTGATGGTTATTACTTACAAACAACTGGTAGCTATAAAGGAGCAGGACAATTTGTTCGCGTTAAATCTGTTAACATTACTACTCCTAATTACTTCTTAAATGATGGATTTACTCCAAACCCAATATACACAGGTTCATTACCTATTAACTCTAGCGGATCATTTGGTGGAGCTACAGGTACTATAAAAGCAGGAGCTAAATTCTATGATCAAATTAGTGGAACTGACTCTCAAGGATTAACAGCTGGTAACTACACCAACATGATTAACCTATTATCTAATAGAGATAGTTACCAATTCAATGTTATCTCAACACCTGGAATGTGCTATAACTTCTCAGGTCATAAGAGTAATATGGATCTTATTATATCTAATGCTGCAAACCGAGGAGATAATATTTACATATTGGATCTAGTAGAATATGGCCAATCTATAGCTACTACTACTACCAAAGCTGCTGCTATTAATAGTTCATACGCAGCTGCATACTGGCCTTGGGTTCAAGTATTTGATGCTACAGGACAACAAGTTTGGGTACCAGCTTCAACAATGATAGCAGGAGTATATGCTTATAATGACAGTGTTTCTGAGCCATGGTTTGCACCAGCAGGTATAAACAGAGGTGGAATCAGCACAGTATTATCAGCTGAAAGAATGTTATCATCTACTCAAAGAGATACATTGTATACTGGAAAAGTAAACCCAATCGCTACATTCCCTAACACACCTGGAGTAGTAGTATTCGGACAAAAAACATTACAAACAAGAGCAAGTGCTTTAGATCGTGTAAATGTTCGTAGATTGTTAATTGCTGTTAAGTCATATATTTCTCAAGTAGCTAATACATTAGTATTTGAACAAAACACAGCTGCTACAAGAAATAACTTCTTAGCACAAGTTAACCCATACTTAGAAAGTGTTCAACAAAGACAAGGATTGTACGCGTTTAAAGTAGTAATGGATGATACCAATAATACACCAACAGTAATTGATCAAAATCAAATGGTAGGACAAATTTATTTACAACCTACTAAAACTGCTGAATTTATTTACTTGAACTTCAACATTACACCAACTGGAGCTACTTTCCCAGCATAATTTTAAAAGATTGAATATTTATAATAAATAAAAAGACATGGCAATATTAAATTCAAGCGAAATATTCTTCACAGCCTTTGAACCAAAACAGGCTAATAGATTCATCCTTTATATGGATGGTGTACCTAGTTACATCGTAAAAGGAGTGAATGCAATTAGCGTAACTCAAGGTGAAGTACCTTTAAACCACATTAACGTACAACGTAAAGTTAAAGGTAAAACAGTATGGGGTGATGTACAAATGACATTATTTGATCCAATTACTCCTTCTGGAGCACAATCAGTAATGGAATGGGTACGTTTGCACCACGAATCAGTAACAGGTAGAGATGGATATTCTGACTTTTATAAAAAGGATTTAGTATTAGACGTTTTAGGACCTGTTGGAGACGTAGTAAGTGAATGGATTCTTAAAGGCGCATTTATTAAAGACGCTAACTTTGGTGATTATAACTGGGATACTGCAGACACAGCTGTAAATATCACAATGACTGTAGCCGTTGATTACTGCGTATTGAACTTCTAATCTCACTACTTAATAATAAAAAGAGCTCGCTTTTAGCGAGCTTTCTTTTTTTAATATTTATGATAAAATAACTATGGGATTATTAGAACTATTACAACAAGGTCAAACCCAATTAAGTGCCGGAAGTTTCCCTGGTGATGCACCTATCAATGACCCACAATCTGGGTTTGTTCAAGACAACTCTATTTATAATTCATATGAAAATGAAACTATAGGCCAACCTTTTAATGGTAGTAAATTAATATCTACGTTTGATAACACAGCATTAGACATAACCAATTACAACCAGACTACAGATATCGATGCACCAACATGGGATTGGGCAACCAACTATCCAGCATTAGTAAGTGGTAAATTTAATGGGGCTCCCAACGTATACGAGTTAATGTATAATTCTAATGGTACTTATTTAGATGATGTACCTATTCAAACCCCAAATAGCCCTCAACTTTCTACACTAAACCAAACCGGATTAGATATCATTGACACTAATGCTGAACCAACAACAATAGTACCTAATAGTATATCCTACCCTAACAACTACCCAGCATTAGTAAGTGGGGAATTTAAAGGTGCTCCTTCACCATATGAAACAATATATAATTTCGACAATACTTACTTAACTAATGTACCTATTAAGAGTCCAAGTAGTTTCCAACTCCCTACTTTAAATAGAACATCACTAGATAATACAGATCAGGGAAGTGAAAGTACTACAGACCCTGCTCCTAGTGCAAACTCATACCCTAATTATTGGCCATCTGTTTCCCCCCAAACAAATATGGGAAGATTTGGATATCAACCCAACCAGTTTTACCCAATATATTTCCCGGGCAATGGGTATTATTCTCAATTTAACTATGAGGATGCAATAAGCACTTCAGGTAATACACTAGTTGAATATGTCCCCCAAAGTGGATTAAGCCCTAATAATAATGAAACCGCGGCTTTTATTCAATCCTATCCATTTAACCAAACATACTTAGGCAACCCCGGATTCCCACCCTTTGTTACAGGTCGATTCAATAGAGAACCAGATTTATTTCAAGGTGAATACGATGTTGATAATATTTATTTAGATGATGTACCTATTAAATCTTCAAATAGTCCTCAACGATATACATTAGATAATACTGGATTAGATAATACTAATAATAATGCTGATGAAACAACATTTACACCTAATAGTACTACTGCCCCAAATGATTACCCAGAAATAGAAGGTGTAAGTTTAGGAGCACTTAATGGGGCCCCAAATGATTATCAATCAATATATAATCCTAATAACACATACTTAGAAAATGTTTCTGACGATGTAAATAGTATAGACGAAAATATCCTAGGACAAACTGGGTTAGATATAGGCAATATGTCATCAGCTCAAACTACTGTTATACCTGATAATTTAACCTACCCTAACAACTATCCAGCATTAGTAAGTGGAGAATTTAATGGTGCACCATCACAATATGAAACACCTTATAATTCTATAAATACTTATTTAAACAATGTCCCTATCCAGAATGTAACCAGTCCTCAACTTAATACATTAAGTGAAACCGGGTTGGATAATACTAACCTATCAAATGCTCCAACAACCACTGCACCTTTTACTCTCACAACCTACCCGGCTATACCTTATGTTAGTCTAGGCCAATTTAATGGAGGACCATCCCAGTATGAATCGACATATAATCCTAATAACACATACTTAGATGCATATAATACTATCACAAATGATAATACAAACCCATTAAATGGTAACCTAAATTCATCAGGATTAGATAACACTTATCCATTTGAGGCTGCACCTACAGCTGAAATCCCATCTGATAACACCTCTTACCCTGTATTTTCTTCAGGAAAATGGCAAGGAGCTCCACAGTTGTTTACTCAAAAATATGGTCCTTCAACAAACCAATATTACCCACCATTTGTAACTACTTTAAACACGGATATATTAAGCCAACAATATGATAGTCTGTCTCAAACTGGATTAGATATTGATAATGTAGATGCTGCTCCAACCACTGATGTAGTAGTTAACCCTGATAATATAACAGTCTACCCAGCGTCTAATGTTACTGGGGTTACAGGTAGTGCTCCTCAATATTTTAATCAAGTATGGAAACCTGTAAAACGATACTATAATGATTATGCTAAACCATTGAAGGATGAAAATTTAGCGTAAGAAACTAATTTTGTATATATTTATATAAGACATTAAAGTTATAACAAATAAAAGATATGAGCGAAAACAAATTTAACACTCCAACCGAGATTATCGAGTTGCCTTCTAAAGGATTAATATATCCTGCTTCTTCATTACTTTCAAAAGGTGAAATAGAAATGAAGTATATGACGGCTAAAGAAGAAGACATATTAACCAACCAAAACTATATCCAAAAGGGTACGGTATTAGATGAGTTAATCAAATCACTTATCGTAACCGATATAAATTATGATGATTTATGTACTGGCGATAAAAACGCGTTATTAGTAGCAGCTCGTATCCTAGGGTATGGTAAAGATTATTCATTTACATATGGTGGGGAAGAATATACTATAGATTTATCATTATTAGAAAATAAATCTTTAGATGAATCATCATTTAAAAAAGGAGAAAATGAATTCAAATTTAAACTCCCATCTTCAGGTATTGATATAACATTTAAGTTATTAACAAACCATGATGAGAAAAAAATTAAAGCAGAAATAGACGGATTAAAGAAAATTAATAAGAATATTTCTAATGAACTTTCTACTCGTTTAAAATATATGATTACATCAATAAACGGTAATAAAGACCCTAAAGACATTAGAGATTTTGTTGAACAACAATTCTTAGCTCGTGACTCCAGAGCATTAAGGGAGTATGTAAAGGAGGTGCAACCAGACGTAGATCTGACCTTTTTTCCTGACGGGAGCAACGAAAAAGTCTCGGTTCCAGTTGGACTTAGCTTTTTTTGGCCTGACATCTGATATAGCACCCCAATTTAGGTCTAATCTATTTACTCAAATACATGAAATAGTTTTTCATGGAAATGGAGGATATGATTGGCATACGGTTTATAACATGCCTATTTGGTTACGTAAGTTTACTTTTCATAAATTAAAAGAACATTACGAAAATCAAAATAAATCTCAAAATGAAGATTTAGCTACACAATCCCAAAAGATTAAAGAAGGTAAAATAGATTTACCATCGCATTTTAAGGGTAAATTAGATAATTTAAAAAGAACAGTCAAGTATTAAAGCTTGACTTTCTTTATATTTATACATAAACATTGTATTAAATGGCTGCTCCAAATCAAGAAGAATTAAAAAAAATAAAAGCTATATTAGATGAAATTAGTAAAATCTATAGTAAGCTAGGAGAAAACAACCCATTTGCTAAATTTGATACTAAAGGTATTGCAGATGCGGATGCAGCTGTAGGTCAATTAAATGTAGGTTTAAGAGATGCTAGAAAACAACTCCAAGAAGCAACAGATGGAGCCCAAGGATTATACGCCGCCCTTAAAGCTACAGTAAACGAACTTAAAAATACTAATTCTAGTATTAAAGATTCAGTTAATAGCTATAATAAATTAGGTAATTTAGCTCAACAGTTAAGAGATGACCAAAAAGGTATATCTGAACTTAACATGAAGGATCTTAAATCCATCCAATCTAAATTAGAATCAGAAGTCCAAAACCTAAGAGTAGCAACTGATGCTGCTAGATTAAGAAAAGATGAATTGATATCTAAGGCTAGAGCCGTAGGTTTGTCAATACAAGAAAGAGAAGAATTTACAAAATTAAATAGAACCATTGCCGCTAATAATAATCTCTTAAACGACCAGGATAGCATATTGGAAGATATGAGAAAACAAGTCCAAGAAAGATTAGAGTTAGAAATGAAAATCCAAAAACAATTGGGTATTTCGGGTGCTATTGTAGGTAGCTTAAAAAAATTACTCCCCGGTCCATTAGCTAGTGCTATGAAATTAGACGAAGCGATGGAAAAAATGCGTGAGGCTGCTAAAGAAGGTAAGAGTAAGTTTGGTGTGATGTTTGCTGGGATAAAATCAATGGGTAAAGGATTAGTTGAAACATTACAAGATCCGATGACATCTATACTGTTGATAGTCAAATTATTTAAAGAATTTATAAAAATAGGATTTGCAGCCGATAAACGTGTTGTTGATTTAGGAAAAGGTTTAGCAATATCTAAAAATGAGGCTAAAGCATTAAACGAACGCTTTGGAGACATAACTCGAGAAACAGGAAATTCAGCTAATGAATTTGAAAGATTATTTATAACTCAACAAAAATTAGCAGAAGCTACCTTCCAATTAGGTAAAGCATTTGGTGCTATGAGAGGATTTACTGATGCTCAATTAAAAGACCAAATCAAATTAACCAAGTTATATGGAATGGAGGAAGAATCAGCAGCAGGTTTACAACAATTAGCTTTAGCTAATAAAATAACTGCTGATCAAGTTGTAGATTCTACTATTAAACAGACCGCATCTTTAGCTAAACAAACTGGTATCCAATTAGATAACAGAAAAATATTAAATGAAGTAGCTAAAGTATCAGGCCAATTAAGACTACAATATAAAAACAATCCTGAATTAATAGCTCAGGCTGTTGTTCAAACTGAGAAATTAGGTATTAGCTTAGAAAAAGCTAAAGGTATGGCTAATTCCTTATTACAATTTGAAGACAGCATATCAGCCGAATTAGAAGCAGAATTATTAACTGGTAAACAAATAAACCTAGAACAAGCTCGATTGCTAGCCTTAAATGGTAAAACAGCTGAAGCAGCAACTGAAATTTCTAAACAAATAGGATCATCAGCTGAATTTTCAGCAATGAATGTTTTACAGCAAGAAGCATATGCTAAGGCATTAGGTATGAGTGCTGATGAATTAGCAAATATGTTATTATATAATGAAAATATTAATAATTTAGGCGCTAGTACTAAAGCACAGATTGAAGAGCAAATTAAATTAGCTAAACAAAAGGGAGACATGGAACGTGTAAATATGTTAGAACGTTCTGTAGGTGATGAAGCAACAGCTAAAGCAGCTTTAGAAGAAGTAGATGCTCAAACTAAGTTTAATGAAATATTAGAAAAAGGTAAAGCAATATTAGCATCATTTATAGAAGGTCCGGCTATTAAGCTTGTTGAAATGTTTTCTAATATAGGCAACTTAACAGATAGAATAGTAGGTACTGTTAAAGCTATAGGTATAGCATTCGCTGCTATAAAATTATCAGGATTTTTAGGACAATTAGCTACAATGGCTGCTACAACTGGAGCAGCAGCTGCTTCTGCATTAACGTATGCTTCTGGTATCACCCTAGGTGTAGGACTATTAGCAGTTGGGGCGGCCATAGCATCAGCCATGGGAATGTTTTCTAGCAATAAAGAAGAAGGAGCCAAAATACCAGTTCATGATGCCCAAATCGCACCTGATGGAGGATTAGTAGTATCAGGAGCAAAAGGTACATATCAATTAGATGGTAATGATACTGTAGTAGCGGGTACTGATTTAGGTAAACCTAATAGTGGGGGAGAGAAAAAAGAAGGAAAAGGGAATAAAAACGAACCTAATATTATAGTTAGAGGAGGAGAAACATCACTTATGATTGATGGGGTAGCATTTGCTCGATTAGTAACACCATTTATAGTTGAAGAACAACGAAAATTAAATATGCAACTTCAATAAAATTAAATATTTATAATAAAAAATAACCATGGGATTAATAGATAAATTACAGAGCGGAGACTCTACACTAACCTCATATAATGGTAATACCCCACCAGTTAATCCATTAGCTACACAGCAATCTAAAATGCATGATAGTTACTCTATCACTGGAGATAATTCATCTGATGTTAACAGCAACTACCAAGATTATTTAGATGGTACTGTTAATTTGTTACCTACTCCTTCACGATTAGATTTAGGGGGAACACCTCCTAGTATATCACCAACTGGACAACCATTACCATATACCCTTAATCAACCGTCATAATGCCTTTATTAAGAGACAGACTGGATGAAACCAAACTAAAAAGCTTACCATTTGGAAATGATAGACCAGATGGTGGCTCTAGTAATCAACCTTATATTCAAAATCCAATTGATATTAATCTTGGGGTTCAACAAGGTACTGTAGCTTATAATGCTTTAGGTAATGACTTTTTATTAAGAGGTGGGGTGTTAGGAGCAGTAGCTGCTTCTGCTAATGATGTAACAAGATTAGTTAAATTTTTTAACCCACTTGCGAAAGGTGCATCATTAAATGGTGCTTTATTTGTAGCTAAACAATTTGTTTTAGAAAGACAAAACGTTGACGTTGTAGATGGCAGAAGTAGAATCTATCTCCCTACTAACACTGTTGCTCAAGCGGGTTTAAATGCTTTTGGTTTTCATCTAGATAGAACCGGTATAAACCCATTTAAAGCCGGTTATTATGGCCAGGGTAACACAGGTTACTACGTCACTACTAAAAGAAACGATGAAGATATATTTACAGATGGTTCACATAACCGTCTTCAATTATTATATCAAGTAAAAAGAGTAGGAGAAGACACAGTTGATGCGTTTAAAGAAAAAGTTAAATTTAAATTTAATAAAGCTTTTCCTCAATACAAAAATAATTTACTTCCTTCAACAGGCTTAACACTTATACCTTTTCTTGATTTTGCTTCTCAAAATTCTATTACACCTTTAAATACTGAAGGTGCTTTAATTCCTTTTACTAATAGAAGGTTAACTATAAATAAAGAAAATACTACTGAAAAGATTAAGCTAGGCTCTAAAATATACGGTATAACAGATGCGAGTGATCGTACTTCTTTAATAAAATATGGTGGAGGCCCTGGGTCATTCTTAGGTATAGGTAAAACTACACTAACCGTATGGAACCCACTACAATTCCAAAACATAGAAGTAGATTCAGGTACTACTATAACCAAAAATGAAGAATGGTTTGATAATGCTGATCTGTATTTAACTCCAACAGATGGCAACATAGTTACTACAGTTCCTATTTTAAGAGAAACTAAATTTAATAGTAGTAAAACTACATTTGCTAGAAAAAGAAATGGGCAGTATAAAATAATTAACCCTAACTTATCTATATCATCTGATCAAGACATTCCTGATAATGGGGATATAATTAAATTTCATTTTGAGCTAATTGATAATGATAAGTTACAAAATACTCATATTCCACTAAGAGCATACATAGACGATTTTAGTGATACATTTAATGGGGAATGGGATGCATACAAATATATGGGTAGAGCTGAAAGCTTTTACAGATATAAAGGTTTTACTCGTGATTTTTCACTTAGCTTTACGGTTCCAACTTTATCAAGAACTGACTTAATTACTAATTATCAAAAATTAAATGCTTTAAGTTGGTTAACTATGCCTGATTATTCTTCTAAAGGATATATTAGAGGTAACTTAGCATTTTTTACAATGGGTGATTACTTTAATAAAGCAGTAATTGTTATGAAATCAATCTCGTTTACCCCTATAATGGAAATGGGATTTGATATCAATAGAGACATTGATGAAAATTTCTCACTATTCCAAGTAAGCGACCCTCTATACACAGGACAATTACCTAAAGGCATTAAAGTACAATGTAGTATGACCCCACTTACTCAAATGACTGGGATATCAGCTGCAGACAATAAGACTGAATTATTTTATACCCCACAAAGAGGTGAAGCTCTTATTGGTAATAGAACTCATGCTATCAAGGATAGACCTGGTACTATTGGAACACAATACCAAGGTGAAGAGTATGTACTTGGCACCGATAATAAACCAACAACTGAAAAAGTAGCTGCAGTATACAATGCTAACGATCCTGAACAAAGTGCTATATTTAAAGATACCGTATAATAAAAAATGAATCGTTACCAATATATACCAATTGAGACTGACCCATCTACTAAAGTAAAGATGTATAAGAATTCAAAGTACCCTCAAGCTCCGGTATCACCTGATGATATATATGTAATAACATCATTTGGGGATAGATTAGATTTATTAGCACAACAATACTATGGTGATTCAACTTTATGGTGGATAATATCAATAGCAAACGATTTTCTTAAACAAAACTCTATATTTATACCTATAGGAACACAAATTCGTATTCCGGTTGATGTGAATCAAATTTTAACAAGTTATAGAAATTTAAATTCTTAATATGGGAGACGTTATAGGAAGAGGCTTTGATAAGTATGTTCGAGAACAGGTTATCAAAAGACAAGAAAAACTAAAATACGGACAAACCGATGCTGATGTTATAAGATGGAATAATGCTAATAACGCATTTTTACGTTTATCTTCTGGTGTTAATGTTAGT